ATTTGCACATTAATAGTTATGGTGGGTCTGTTTTTGCTGGATTTGCGGCAATGGATTATATTGCAAAGAGCAAAGTACCTGTCAATACTATTATTGATGGTTGTGCTGCATCAGCTGCGACTATGATGTCTGTTGTAGGCGCAAAACGTCTTATGCATGAGAATGCCTTTATGCTTATTCACCAATTATCATCTGTGTCTTGGGGAAAATACGAAGCTCTTAAAGACGATATGAAGAACAACGATATGTTAATGGAAAGAATAAAGAGTATTTATCTTAAACACACAAAGGTTCCGCAAAAACAATTGTCAAATATATTGAAACATGACCTTTGGTGGGATGCTCAAACATGTTTGAAATATGGATTGGTAGACGAGATTATCTAATTTTTATAAATTTGTCTTTATGTTTTTGATTAATCTTTAAGATATCTTTCATATATTTAAAGAAAATACCAGTATCATTAGTTCCATCTTTTTTACTACTTTCTGACTCTGGTTTCATTGTCGATATTTCTGTTTTCAACGGCTCCGGTACCTTATAGGGCGTGTTTGTAGAGATATACCTCATTAGTTCATCATGTTTTGGTGAAAATGATAAATGATGAAACCTTCTATGGACAGAATGAATCATTCCTACTAGCTCTCCTCTGGTATTGAAGAGAGGAGAGCCCGACGAACCACCAATTGCAGGAACTGTGTATAATGACATACCCCACAGCCATCCAGAGAATCTTCCTTCTAATATCGGCATTGTGTGTTTGCTGAAAACTCCAACAGGAGCCGCAAGATTATAAATCTTGTCTCCTTGCACCGGTGCAGATTCCCATCCTATTTTAACAGCAGGGTGAGGAATAGATTCAGAGTATAAAATACATGTATCCATAATATTATCAATATTTATCGTCACAGTCTCGTGTTTTGCTCCATAGATGTCTACCAAATATGTATCTTGTTTTATTTTAGTGTTTGGTCCAAGATGTTCGACTGCAAATTTTGGATCACATGAGTGTCCTGTAGTCAATACATATGCACCATGTTGGTACTTTTTTACAACGGATCCCGAAGATGTCGACATCATTTTCATTTGAAAACAGCTTCCGTTAACGCATTTTGTGACCGTGTAGACTGATTCAATCTTAACAAAAGAAGTTCTTGGTAATAATTTGTCTAGTGAGAAATGTTTTTTCATTGTTAATCCACTAGCACAAGATAACATCGAGAAAGACATTAATAATATTAATGATTTTAAGTATTTCATCTAAAAAGCACCCCCTATAAAAAATTTGTATCTATTATTAACTAGGGGACTTTTTACTTTAAATCATTTAATGTCCTATTTATTATAGAAAGAACAAGTTACCACACAGGAAGAAGGTTAATAATTGAATAAAATATATGTATTAGATACCAGTGCTCTTTTAACAGACTCAAAAGCACTATTATCGTATGATAAGAACGACATTATTATTCCATTAAAAGTGTTGGAAGAGATTGATAATCATAAAAAGCGCTTTGATGGTGTAGGTCTTAATTCTAGATTGACAATAAGATATCTAGATGAAATAAGATCTAAGGGCAACCTGAACGACGGCGTACAAATGGAAGACGATAAGGGTATGCTGTATGTCAAAGGATATGATCCAGAGAATATTCCTAATGGTCTAGACCCAAAAGACGCAGACAATCAAATTATTGCAACTGCAATAACTGAAAAAAACCTCACAGGAAAGGACGTAGTGGTTGTTTCCAGAGATATCAATATGAGAGTTAAGTGCGACTCTATTGGATTAGAATCAGAAGATTTTACATCAGACCAACTAGTTCAAAACACTTCAGACTTGTATGATGGCTTAAAAATTCATGCTGTGGACGATCAAGTAATAGATCAGTATTATAATGGAGAAGATATATTTTTAGAAAAAGATGATGTGCACATGTGCGCGAATCAATATGTAATGCTTGTTTCCAATCAGAATGATAAAAAGTCTGCATTAGCTAGATTTAAAGATCACAATTATCCTCTTGCAAGAGTTATAGATTATCAAAAAAACGGAGTTTGGGGGTTAAGACCTAGAAACAAAGAACAGCAGTTTGCTTTAGATTTGTTAATGGATGACAGCGTTCCTATCGTCACTATCAATGGAAAAGCCGGCTGTGGAAAGACTCTCTTGGCCATTGCTGCAGGTCTGGAACAAACTGTCGAGCAAGGTAAATTTAAAAAACTTGTAGTGTCTAGACCAATAATGCCACTTGGGAAAGATATTGGATTCTTACCAGGAGAACTTGAAGAAAAAATGAAGCCCTGGCTAATGCCAATACAAGACAATTTAGAATTCCTTATGAATGGACAACATGAGAATATGGAACACTTATTCGATGATAAAACGATCTCAGTAGAGGCATTAACATATATACGAGGAAGGTCGATATCAAAAGCATATATTATTATAGATGAAGCCCAGAATTTAACAATACACGAACTTAAAACTATTATCACGAGAGTTGGCGAAGACAGCAAAATCATATTAACCGGTGACGTAGAACAAATTGACAATACATATATTGACTCAATAACTAATGGTTTATCATATGCTGTAGAGAAGTTTAAAGAGGAGCCTCTAGCCGGTCATATAACTCTTAAAAAAGGTGAACGTTCAAAAATTGCGACTTTAGCAGCTAAAATACTTTAATTATTTGACCTGCATAAAATTGTTATTATAATATATATTAGTATATTAATTATAAGGAGTTATCCCATGGATAATAATACGAAAACAGAAGATACCAATCCAATATTAGAAGAAGAGGTTACACCTGAAAATCCACTTAAAGAAATTTTTGTTGATTATGTAGGAAGTAAAAAGAAACCCGAAGATGATAAAGTAACAGTTGACATGATTGTTGAAACTTTAGCAGAAGAATTTCCTGAATTTTTGATGGCAGTTGCTGAAGAGAATTGGATTAGGGGATACCACCAAGCACTAGAAGATGTTGAAGAAGGAGAGCGACTTTATAAAGAACAAAATAACATCGATGATGAAGATGATGAAGATTTTTTGTTGGATGAAGACGAAGAAGAAATATCTGAACAAATAGATGATTAGTTATATCAAAAAAACTTCTCAAAATAAAAGAGAATACCGTATATTTGGAAAGAGCCTTTTCGTGGTCGACCCACTTCCATCTCATATTGATATGGAAGAAATAATAGATTCTATTCAAGGATCAATATCAAGAAAACATTTCGATAATGTCGATGTGGTATATGTGGGTCGCTTTTCTTCTTTCTTAGATAAGAATATTAACGCCATGTATCTAGATAATGCTCTATATATAACAAATGAGCAAGATAGTGGTGAAGACCTGATAGACGATATTATACACGAAGTCGCCCACGCCGTCGAAGAAAAATATTTTGACCATATATACGGAGATGGTTTGATAGAAAGAGAATTTTTAGTTAAAAGAAATAGATTAAAACAAATTCTCTTGGCACACGATTATAATGTACATAAATATGATTTTTCACAAACTATCTACAATTCAGAATTTGATAATCTTTTATATCAAAAGATTGGTTATGAAAAATTACAGAATTTAATTAATGGATTATTTTTGTCACCATATGCAGCAACCTCAATGAGAGAATATTTTGCAAATGCCTACGAGCACATATATGCCTTCGGAGAAGGTAAAATGACAAGTAAAATAAGCCCAGTAGTTTACAAGAAGATTTTAAGTCTTGAAGAAATGGAGTATTAAAAATGAAACTTAATGTAAAGAAAAAGGATTCAATCCTAGAAGTAAAAATTGTGTTAAAACAACACGACCCATCAATCAAGGGGGAACATCATGTCCCTAGGGTTATGATTAATCCAGCGATGGTTGCAGAGCAACTTCGTAAAGACGGATTTTCACCTGGACAGTTAGTAAACAATAATGGTAAACATGCCATCTCTAATGCTAGCTGGCAAGATGTATTTTCTTTAGAAACAGTGTGGGAATATACTGATGAATCAAAAAAATCATCAACAGAAACACAAAAGACCCAGCAAAAAAATCAACAAAATAAATCAAAAAAGCAAAAGTAGGACCAAGTGCCACATATATCTTTTTCAGAGTTTAAAAATTGGGCAACGTGCCCTTTCTATCATAAATTAAAAAATATTGATAAAGTTGATTCTTTCGAAGGGAATGAATATACAGCATTCGGTACTGCTATACATACCGTGTGCGAAAACTTATTAACTAATAATATCAATGATGGAAAAAAGCTGTTTAAAGAATCTTTTGATTCTAATTTAGAAGAATTAGATACTGAATTGAATGAAAATTTAGTTAAAAGCATGTATTCGCAAGGAGAGATGATTATTCCTCTGATCATGCCTGAAGTTAAAAAATATTTCAATAATTTTGAAGTAGTTTCAGTAGAAGAAAAACTGTATGAACCTATCGATGATTTTGAAGATTATAACTTTAAAGGATTTATTGATGCTGTAATTAAGACTGATGACGGCAAATATCATATTATCGATTGGAAAACATGTAGTTGGGGATGGAATTCTAAAAAGAGATCTGACCCTCTTGTTACATATCAATTAACTTTTTACAAAGAATTCTTTGCAAAGAAGTTTAAAATTGACCCTAAGAATATTGAAACATACTTTGCCTTATTAAAAAGAACTGCTAAAAATGATAATGTAGAAATGGTTAGAATCACTAGTGGTCCTAAAAAAACGCAAAATGCTCTTAAATATTTGCACAAGGCGTTGCATAATATAACCAAACAAAATTATGTAAAAAATCGTATCTCATGTACATCAGGTTATGGGTGCGAGTTTTACAAAACGAAATACTGTAAATAATGGTGGTGTATGTCTGAAAATAAAAAAATTAAAGTGTTGGTCTTATCTGACCATCCTTTATCTCCGTCTGGCGTGGGAACTCAAACAAAATATGTTATCGAGGGACTTTTAAAAACTGAAAAATTCAGTTTCTTATGTTTTGGCGGCGCAATTAAACATGAAAATTATCAACCTATAAAGGTAGATCCCTGGGGCGATGATTGGGTTATTATGCCAACAGATGGGTATGGAAACCAAGATCTTATTCGCTCAACAATAAGATCTCATAGGCCAGACATGATATGGTTTATGACAGATCCTCGCTTTTTTGGGTGGCTGTGGGACATGGAAGACGAGATACGTCCGCTGATGCCTATGGTTTATTATCATGTATGGGATAACAAACCCTATCCAATGTTCAACAGGGCGTTTTACGAATCGACAGATTATATAGCTACAATCTCAAAGGTGACAGACTCTGTTGTGGAAAACGTCGCCCCATCGGTCTCAAGAAAATATATTCCACATGCCGTAGACTCAGAAATTTTTAAAAAATTAACTGAGGAAGAAATTGAAGGATTTAAAGAAGATCACTACGGCGACAACTATGAAAATATGAAAGAAAAGTTTATATTCTTTTGGAATAACAGGAATGCCCGCCGTAAACAAAGTGGGTCTTTAATTTTTTGGTTTAAAGATTTTCTAGATCGTGTTGGTCATGATAAAGCATGTTTGTTGATGCATACAGATGTGAGAGACCCTCATGGACAAGATCTTGTCGCTATTATAAATAATTTAGGTCTTGTGAATGGAGAAGTACAATTTTCAAACCACAAGGTACCTCCAATTGTATTATCTCATATGTACAATATGGCAGATTGTACCATTAACGTTGCAGACGCGGAGGGCTTCGGTTTGGCCACCCTCGAATCTTTATCATGTGAAACCCCTATCATTGTTACAATGACTGGAGGACTTCAAGAACAAGTAACAAATGGTGAAGAATACTTTGGTATAGGCTTGGAGCCTGCTTCGAAGGCAATCATTGGATCTCAAGAGGTTCCATATATATATGAAGATAGGCTTAGTAAAGAACAGGTCGTTGACGCAATGGAGAAAATTTATAAAATGACCCCAGAGGAACGATCAGAACTAGGAAGAAAAGGTCGAGAACATGTTATGAAAAACTATAACTTTGAAAATTTTTCGAAAACGTGGGAAGAATTTATGTTGAATGCATATAAAGAATCTGGTTCATGGGATACTAGAAAAGGCTACAAATCATGGGAGTTAATAGAGGTTTAATATGAAAAAGAAAGTTATAGTAGTAGGACCAGCATTATCGCGCTCCGGATATGGAGAACACTGTAGGTTTTTATTAAGATCTTTAAGAAAATATGAAGAGTTTTTTGATATTTTTCTCAGCAACACACAATGGGGAAATACAAATTGGTTATTCGAAGATAACGAAGAAAGAAGATGGATAGACTCCCTTCTTAGAAAAACCGTGCTTTATGAGTCGCAAAATAAAAATGCAGATCGATATAACATCTCAGCTCAGGTTACTATACCTAATGAGTGGAAAAAAATAGCCCCTGTTAATATCGGAGTTACAGCCGGTATTGAAACCACCATGGTAACAGGAGAGTGGGTTGTACAAGGTTTAGAAATGGACCACATTGTTGTGGTTTCTGAACATTCTAAAAAAAGCTATAAAGATGCCAATTACGATGCAACGAACAAACAGACTGGTCAAATCCACAAAGGCTTGGTCTGTACCACTCCTATTGAGGTTGTACATTATCCAGTACGTCAGGCTAAAAAAGTAAACCTGGGATTTGATTTAGAATATGATTTTAATTTCTTAACTGTTGCACAGTGGGGACCTAGAAAGAACCTAGAAAATACTATTCGATGGTTCATGGAAGAAAATTATGATAAAGAGGTTGGCTTAGTTGTAAAAGCTAGTACGAGAAAAAACTGTATATTGGATAGAGTTCATTCAAAAGCTAGGCTAGAAAACCTATTGAGAGAATTCCCAGATCGCAAATGTAAGGTTTATTTACTTCATGGAAACATGTCTGATGACGAAATTCACTCGCTTTATATACATCCAAAGATTAAGTGCTATCTTTCTTTAACACATGGTGAAGGCTTTGGATTACCTCTTTTCGAGGCAGCATATTCCGGTCTTCCAATTATTGCTCCTAACTGGAGCGGTCATGTAGATTTCTTGAACATGCCAGTAAAACAAGGAAAAGGAAAGAAATCCAAGACAAAAGTCAAGCCTATGTTTGCAAAAGTTGATTATGATCTTGCTCCTATCCAACAAGAGGTCATATGGCCAGGAGTGCTTGGAGAAGGAACAATGTGGGCTTACCCTAAGCAGGGGTCCTTTAAAATGAAATTAAGAGACGTCTTAAAAGATTATTCAAGATTCAAGTCTCAAGCTAAGAAATTAAAAAAATGGGTTAGAGACAATTTTAAAGAAGAAGATAAATTAGAACAATTTGCAGAAATAATTTATGGTTCAGAGCTTAAAATTTTTGACATGGAAGATATTCCAAAAATATCTATCTTGACTTCTGTCTTTAATGGAGATGAATATGTTGAGCAATTCCTAGAAGATATAACAAGACAAACCATATTCAAGGATAAGTGCGAACTAATCATGATTAATGCAAATTCTCCCGGTAATGAGGAGGAGATTATCATGAAATACAAAGAAAAATTCCCTGATAACATTCGCTATACAAAGCTGGAAGAAGATCCCGGCATTTATGGCGTTTGGAATTTGGCTGCGGAAATGTCGACAGGAGAATTTTTAACAAATGCTAATCTAGATGATAGAAAGGCTGTCAACTCTTTAGAGGAACATGCCAAGACCCTTGTAAAGAATCCAGATGTAGATCTTGTATACGCAGATATGATTATTACAGATAAGCCAAATGAAAAATTTGAAAACAACAATTCTGAAGGTCGAAGATACAATTTCCCTCAATTTTCATTTGATAATTTAAAGATGGTTAATATGCCTCACGCTAGTCCTATGTGGAGAAAATCCATGCACAATAAATATGGATTCTTTGATTCAAAATACAAATCTGCAGGAGATTGGGAAATGTGGCTCCGCGCAGCCTCCCAAGGAAGCGAATTTAAAAAGATTAATGAGCTTTTAGGTTTATATTATTTTAACCCAAAAGGAATATCAACTAATCCTGACAATTTTGAATGGAAACAAAAAGAAGAAGCAGAAATATATGAAAAATATGTTGATATTTCTCTAGAAGGGTGAGATATGAAACTAATCACCTTCTCTCTCTGGGGGCAAGATCCTAAGTATCTTATCGGTGCTATTAAAAATGCAGAACTAGCCAATACAATATATCCAGAATGGACATGCAGGTTTTATGTTGGAAAGAGTGTACCTCACACTATCACCAGAAAGCTATCTGCATTCTCTAACGTACAGATTGTTGAAAAAGACATATGGGGCGATTGGAAAGGAATGTATTGGAGATTCGAACCTGCGTCTGAAGAAGACGTAGAGGTTATGATTTCTAGAGATACAGATTCTCGCCTTAACCTAAGAGAGCGTGCTGCGGTCGACGAGTGGATTGAAAGCGACAAAGGGTTCCATATCATGAGAGATCATCCTTACCACAGGTTTCCTGTCTTGGGTGGTATGTGGGGTGTTAAAAAAGGCACTGTGCCTAATATGAAAGAGATGATTAAAGAGTTTGGAGGCACAGATGAATATGGAACTGATTATGTTTTTTTTGCAAAAAAGGTTTTACCCTCCATTCACAGTAACGAGATAATGATTCATGATGAATTTTTCGGAGGAAAAAACTTTCCTATTCCAAGAAAAGGGTACGAATTTGTTGGACAAGTGTATGATCAGAATGATAATATCGTCGAAGAACATGCTGCTATTTTAAGGGAATCGCTTAAATGAAATTTTTTAATTTAGATTTACATATATCAGTAATTGCAGATATGCGTACAATCCTCAACAACCTGGGACATCAGGTTGACGATTGGACCCTCTCAGGTCATGCATGGGCTTTCGGAAGAGAAAGAGACAAAGTTGATGTTATTAATCATACTAATTGGAAAAATCTAGATCAAGATATGTGTGATGCTTTCTATGAGAGATATAAAGATGAGCTAGGTCACTATGATGGATTTATATGTACTTATGCTCCTAGTTTTTGTCTTCTTTTTGAGAAATTTAAAAAGCCTATTATAACAATAGCTCCAATCAGATATGAGGCGCCTTTTTGGGATGACGTAGAAAAGTGGAATTGGTACAATGATTTTCTCAGAAATGGCATCGACAGCGGCATGATTATACCTGTTGCCAACAATAAATTTGATAAACAATATTGTGAAATGTATACAGGAAAAGAATGGCATCATATTCCTAGTTTGTGTGAATATACAAATGCTCCTTACAATCCTAAATACAATAATGTAATTTATTCATCACTCTTGCCTATCGATGTGGTTGGGTATGACAATTTAATTGTTCCAAAAAACCAAGCGCTCCCTCAAGGGTATGACTGGAAAGATTTATCTCAGTTTAAAGGGATAGTACACATTCCCTACTGTCCATCAACGATGTCGATATTTGAAAACTACACTTCTAATATCCCAATGTTTTTTCCTTCATATGTTTTTATGATGAAATTAAGATCGGCTTATGGAAAACATGGTGTTTTAAATCAAATGTCTTGGAGAGAAGTGAACAATTTAGAACCAGGAAGTATTATTGAATATGACAATAAGGACAACACCATCACAGATATTAATAATTATGGAAACAATAGTAATGAAAAAGATTGGATAAAATTATCTGATTTCTATGATCAGGAGTGGATGCCTCATATACAATATTTTAATAGTTTTGATGAATTGAAATATATGATAAGAACAGTTGACACGAATAAGATAAGCAAAAACATGAGTGATTTTAATAAGATAAGAAGAGAAAAAGTCTACAACTCATGGAAAGAAATATTAAATAATATATAATGAAAAATTTAGTAATAGGAAATACATCACAACTTGCTCGTTATTTTCCAAGAGAAGGAAATGATTTTATTTCATCTAGAAATATTGATGTAGGAAAGATCACCTCAAGGAAATGGAATAGGATATATTTATGTTCAGCTGAACAAAGAACTTTCATGAAAACGGCAGGGTTTGAAGATTACAACGTAAAAACAACAATTGGACTTATAGACCAAATTAAAGATTCATGTGAAAATTTAATCGTTTATTCAACAGCGGAACTGTGGAACAAAGTTCATGGAGAAATTAATCTTAGCATGGATCACAAATTTAACCCTTCACCATATATTGTCTCAAAAAAGAAAATGACAGATATTTTGACAGGTAACCGAGAAAAATACTCAAACGTTATAATTCTGTATCCTTTTAATTTTAATTCAACACATAGAAGTCCAGGCTTTTTGTTTGCTAAAATATTTGATTCTATTCTTAATAAAAAGAAAATACAGATAGGGAACACTTATTTTTATAGAGAATTACTACACCCTTCTTATGTAGCAAAGAAATCTATAGAATTAAAGGAACACACTATCATAGGGTCAGGAAGAACAATATTCGTTAATGACTTTATAAGACACCTTTATCAAGAGATGGGAATGGAATATGAGGAGTATGTTACAGAAAATATTGATAACACAAGACGACAAGAAAGAGATATTTATTTTCTAGATTCAAAAGTGTGTCTATATTCTTATAGTGAGCTATTGTCAGATACTGTAAATGACATGAAAAGAAGAATATCAGAGAGGTTAAATGATTAAGCTTGTTAAAGATACTATAGGAAAGGATGATATATCGGAACTGATTAAATGGCTAGAGACAAACCCTCAATTAACAAAGGGTAAAGAAACGATTCGATTTGAAAATCAATGGTCAGATTGGTTGGGGATTAAGCACTCTGTCTATGTCAATTCAGGATCATCAGCTAATCTTGCGATCATATATGCTCTTAAGGTATCTGGTAGACTTAAAAATAATAAAATTATTGTACCTGCAGTATCTTGGTCAACAACAGTTGCTCCTATAATTCAATTTGGAATGCAGCCTATCTTGTGTGATTCAAGCAAGGACAATCTAGGTTTAGATATCGATCACCTAAAAGAATTGTGTAGAAAAGAAAAACCTGCAGCAATTATGTTAGTTCACGTTCTTGGTCTTCCATGCCACATGAAAGAAATAGTTGAGATATGTGAAGAAAACAATATTCACCTTGTTGAAGATACATGTGAGAGTGTTGGTTCTTTATATGATAATAAAAAACTAGGTACCTTTGGTTTAGCTAGTTCATTTTCTTTTTATTATGGTCATCATCTATCAACTATTGAAGGTGGCATGATATGTACGAATGACACAGAATTTTATAATATCATAAAATCTTTGCGATGTCATGGATGGGACAGAGATCTTGATAACAAGACACAAAATAAGTTAAGGAGCGATCACAATATTGATGATTTCCGAGCACTATATTCTTTTTATTATCCAGGCTTTAATTTAAGATCTACAGATTTGCAGGCTTTTATTGGACAAAGACAGCTACACAAGCTGGATGAAATGGTAGAACAGAGGAGGAAAAATTTCCTTCTTTTTGAAGACAAAATACAAAATGACTTTTGGAGAATAAGTGTTCAAGATAACATGATGGTTTCTAGCATGGCATACCCAATAATCACTCCAAAGATTGATAAGTTAGTTGACAATCTTAGAGAAAATAATATTGAGACTCGCCCATTAATATGTGGCTCAATTGGAGAACAACCATTTTGGAAAGAAATTTATGGTGAAACTAAGCTTCCGATGGCATCCTTGGTTCACAAAAATGGATTATATATACCAAATAACCATGAGTTGACTTCAGACGAAATTGAGTTAATGTGCAATGTGGTCAACGAGGCTCTACTATGAAATATTTATATTAAAAAGAACATTAGCAATATTTACAATATATAAGTCTAAAAGCATGCTTGAGTCCTTGAGGAAAATAAAATGAATTCAAAATCATCTCGTCCAGAAGAATTAATTCAACTTAATAAATTTGCAAAATTGCATAACGGAAAAAATATATTTTTTTGTAAAACAGATTTTATTCCAAGACTGTTTGATAAATTAAAAAATTATACAGTTCCTTCCATAGTTATTTCTGGAAATAGCGATTATCCTATCACAGATGAGTTAGCAGAGCTAGCACCTCCATGTATAAAAAAATGGTTTTCACAGTGTGTTACTACTGATAATCCTCTTCTCACCGCGCTGCCATATGGTATAGAAAATGATGAAGACTGTATATTAGAAAATCATGGCTGCGGATGGCCTCATGCAAGAGAAAAAGTTATTATGCTTTCTAATCCTAGATATCGAACCCCACGCAAAGAACTTTATGCAAATTTTAGTTTAACTACACACCCTATCAGACAAAAAGTTTATGATATTTGCAAATCATTATCGTATGTTACGACAAATGTAGCTGAAGTTTATACAGTCGGCACCAGATCATACTCAAAATTTTTAATGGAAATGACAGATCATAAAATGGTAGTATGTCCGAGAGGAAATGCACCTGCAGAGACCTATAGGTTCTGGGAGGCACTATATATGGGTAAGGTGCCAATAATTAAAAAGAACAAAGGAAACTCATTTTTTACCGAACTGCCGGTTGTAGTTTTAGAGAATTGGGACCAATTAAAAGATAAAGATTTTTTAAATTCTGAATATGAAAAAGTGAAAGACAACCCTACAAGAATGATGGATATGTCTTATTGGAAAAATATAGTTTTAAATCATGTGAGTCAATAAATGGATACAAATAAACAAAAAATATGTTTGATCACCCCACCGTCGCCTTTTTTGCTCGACGAGCGAGTATTTTTACATTTGGGGGTTTTAAAAGTAGCTTCTTCTTTAGAAAAGAGAGGATATGAAGTTGATTTCATTGATTTAAGTGGGATTACAAATTTCTTAGATGTTATAGAGAGTTATACACAAGAAAATAAAGATGTTGTTTTTGGCATAACCGCAACAACACCACAAGTTCCTACTGCTGTACAAATTTGCAATGTTATTAAATCAAAGGGAGATTATAAAACAATTTTAGGTGGACCACATTGTACGTTGATGTATGCCGCCTCGAAAAGGGAAAAAGCTAAAAATTGCAAGGATAGCGATCGCGCAACTAAAGATATTGAAAAATTATCTAACATCTTTGATGTTTTGGTCTGCGGCGATGGAGAATATTCCATATTTGAAGCACTGGAAATAGATAAAGGCATTGTCGACGCAGATAATAGGCAGTCGTCTCTCTTTTTAAAAAACAAGGATTTTTCTGAATTACCAATGCCGGCAAGACATCTTGTCGATATGAGCACATATAAATACTCTATTGAGGGGGTTAATGCTACAAGCCTGATAGCTCAGCTAGGCTGTCCTTTTAAATGTACTTTTTGCAGCGGTCGAAATTCACCTTTTCTGAGATCAATCCGTCAGAGGTCTTCTGAGTCGATTATAAAAGAAATCGATTTCTTGTACAAAACATATGGGTATCAAGGATTTATGTTTTACGATGATGAACTTAATGTTAACAAAAGTCTTGTACAATTACTGAATAAGATCACTGATTATCAAGAAAAGAATGGAGTAGAATTCAGGCTGAGAGGATTTGTGAAAGCCGAATTATTTAACGATGCCCAAGCAGAAGCAATGTATAGGGCTGGCTTTAGATGGCTATTGACTGGATTTGAATCAGGAGATGACAGAATCCTTAAAAATATTAGAAAGAATGCAACTCTTGACGATAATACGAGATGTGTGGAGATAGCAAAGAAACACGGACTCAAAGTAAAGGCTTTAATGTCTGTCGGTCACGCAGGAGAAAGTCATGAAAGTATTGAAAATACTAAAAATTGGCTTTTAAAAGTAGAACCAGAAGAATTTGATTGTACAATTATTACGACTTATCCTGGGTCTCCATATTTTGATTCTGCCGTAAAAGAAGGCGATCATTATGTATATACAGATTCGCGCAATGGTGATAAGCTTTATCAATCTACTATTAACTATTTGTCTGAATTAGACTATTATAAAGGAGATCCAGACGACGGATATGTTTCATATGTGTGGACTCAAAATATGACTGCAAGTGAAATAGTAGAAGAAAGAGGAAAGCTCGAAGCAGAAGTGAGAAAGAAATTAGGAATTCCGTTTTATACTGCCCGACCTGGAATGGTTTATGAGCATTCAATGGGAATGGGAAATGTTAAGATATCGGATCACATCTTAAGAAGCACTCCTTCGAGTAAATAAAAGGATAATAATGATTGTTGTAAATTACCTAGGCCAGCTAGGGAATAATATGTTTCAATATGCGTTTGGAAGGATATTGGCAGATAAGACTGGCTATAAGATGTTCTGTCAGCCAATTCCTGGCTTTCCTGTAACACAAGATACACCACCTGGCTCGATGTGTATGTTTCCAGAAATAGTTGTTGAAGGGCAAATAGTTGATATACCTTCATTGACAACAGAAAGAAAATTAAATCAGAAAATTATTTTGAACGGTTTTTTTCAAAGATATGAATATTACAAAGAATATAAAGACCAGATAAGAGAATGGTATAAGATGGAGCCACGAGATATTGGTCAAACAGATGATGATATAATAATCCATATTAGACTTGGAGATAATGTATATACATTCGATCCAGAAACGCCATATATTATGCCTTTTGAATATTATGAAAAAGCCCTAGAAAACACAAGCTTTAATAAATTATATATTTGCACAGATACTCCAGAGCATGATATTATTAAGAAATTTGCAAAATATAATCCAATATTAACTGCTCAAGATACTCTTGGGGACTTTAGGATTTTAAAATCTTTTAACAAGATAGTGATGTCTCAAAGTACGTTTTCATGGTGGGCTGCTTTTCTTTCCGACGCCAGTGAGATATATACCCCAGTACCACAACCAGGAAACAGTAAGTTAATTAATGAGTGGAGTATCGGATCACCAGAGCATGCCTTATTCGTTGATGATGAAGAGAGATATAAATATATTAAACAATACGATGGAAATGAATGGAAGATGGTTCAACTTCAAGATATAGAAGAGAGATAAGATGAATGAAGAAAAATATTATGACGTAGATTACTGGTATAATAATCCAGAAGAACATGCAGACGTTAGTAATTATAATAAGGATTACTACGCATATAAGATATATGAGAATGTAATTCTTAAATTGAAAGATATACCAGATGAAGGGTATATTGTCTTACTTGGTACCAATCGTTGTATTTCTTTTAATCTTTTGTGTGATCATTTTGGTCGCGAAAGATGTATCGGATACGATATACACAACCCAACAAACCACCCTAGGGTTATTGTTAAAGACTGCAATTTATTATCAGATATAGATAATGTTCCAATTGCTTTCTGTCACAATGACTTAGGCAGTTTCCCAACAACTCCAAAATTAAAAGCACGCGGTCAGGAATGGGCTGTCAAAAATTTTGTTAAAGGCGGCTACTTTTTGGGAAGAAACAATTTAAACAGTGCCAAGTATAAGTCAGAGGAACTTATGAAATCTAATGGCTTCGAAAATATTCATTTTAAAGACCTTCAAGACAAATATGATATGTCTAAATTCGAACCCTCATGGATCGAAGGTCATATGTTATCAAGGAAACTTTAATGTCTGTAATAAAAAATTATGATCCAAAAAAATATGATTTCTGTAAAGAGGTTGAAAAAGTCTTTTCTGTAAATTCAGGAGATTTAGATCAATTACATATTCTAAGAAAAGAACTAATGCCAGAAGAAGAATTAAATTTTGGAAATGAAACAAAAACCGATTTTCATAAGCTTTTTTATGGGAATTTAAATTCTGAAAATGGTAAAGATATAAAAGAAATATACAATAAATTTATAAGTGAAGTTATATATCCAATTTTTAATCGATCGTTTTTATATCAGAAATTCCCAAGCTTCAGGGTACATATTCCAAAAGACAAGGCTATTCATAAGTGGCATTATGATTCAGACGACGATCACAGACACCCTGACTGGGAAATTAATTTTCAAATCGCCTTAACAAACATGTTTGATTCTAATGCAATGTGGATTGAGTCTGTACCAGGAATTGGAGATTATAAGCCTCTAGAGATGAAGGTGGGTCAGTTTGCTATATTTAATGGTAATAAATTAACCCACGGAAATAAGCCTAATATTACAAACAAAACTCGCGTAAGTATGGATTTTAGAGTATTGCCTTATGATAGATATGATGAGTCAAAATCTTTAGAGTCTGTTACTGCGAAACGGAAGTTCGCAATCGGCGGATATTATAATTTATATGAGGCTAAGAATGTATGAACCACTAGAAAAAACAATAGATCTTTTAAAAAAACAAGGGTATAAAATTGATGACCCATGGGATGTTGTGGAGGCTTTTGAAGACAAGGTGGCCAAATATTCCGGAAGCAAATATGCTGTAGCTACCGATAGTTGTACAAACAGTATGTTCTTGTGTTTAAAATATTTGAAAGCGGAAGGAGAGATTGAAGTCCCAAAAAAGACTTACTTATCAGTTCCGCAATTGGTTATTCACGCTGGATGTAAAGTGAAGTTTGTTGACAAAGAGTGGTCGGGCGTTTATAAATTAAATCCCTACCCTGTAATCGACGGCGCCACGAGATTCACAAAGGGGATGTATATTCAAGATACATATCATTGCTTATCATTCCATATTCGTAAGATTTTGCCGATTGCAAAAGGTGGAATGATCTTGACTAACAACATCAAAGCAGTCGACTGGTTTAAAGCAGCCGAGTATGAAGGAAGGGATCGAAGAGTGCCTCATGACGAAATGCCTGAGCCAACAATTATGGGATGGAATATGTATATGCCTCCCGAACAGGCTGCTAGAGGTATAACTATTTTTGAAGACTTGAAAGATAATAATGAAGATTGTGGAGGTTCATGGAAATATAAAGACCTTTCAGGATATAAAATGTGGAGAGATAACTATTAGGAATTAATATGGGTGATGTTTATTTGGTAACTGGTGGAACGGGAATGGTAGGCTTTGCACTTAAGTCTTTGCTTAAGGGATCAAAAGCTGTTTTTTTATCATCCAACATGTGTGATTTGCGAAATAAAGTAGCTACACAATATTTGTTTAACTCAGTCAGACCTACTCACGTTATCCATCTAGCTGCCAAGGTTGGAGGTGTTAAAGCAAATTATGAAAATCTAGGTGATTTTTATTATGATAATATTCGAATCAATACAAATGTTCTTGAAGCCTCAAAACAAACGAAAGTAAAAAAATTAATATCCCTTTTGAGTACATGTATATATCCAGATAAAGTCGACTATCCATTAACAGAAGAACAAATACACAATGGAGAGCCTCATTATACTAATTTCTCATACGCATATGCTAAAAGAATGTTAGATGTACAGTCCCGCGCATACCGTGAGCAGTATGGTTGCAACTTCATCACAGCAGTTCCGAATAACCTATATGGTAAGCGCGATAATTTTGATTTAGAAAATAGTCACGTTATACCTGCTCTCATAAGAAAAATATGGGAAGCCAAATTAAACAAAACCGAAGTTGTCATATGGGGAGATGGGACACCATTGAGAGAGTTTACATACTCTGAAGATATTGCAAAAGCTTTACTATTCTTATTAGATAACTATGATAATAAGTATCCAATCAATATTGGAAATACGCAAGAGCACTCTATATCATCATTAGTTGAAAATTTGTGCTATATTTTAGGATATAGTGGAGATATTATTTGGGATACAACAAAATTAAGTGGACAATATAGAAAGCCATCTAACAATAAGAAATTCTTAGATCTAGGATGGAATCCCAATAATTATACTTCTTTAGAAGATGGCTTAAAAAAGACTTGCAATTGGTTTAAAATAGTATATCCAAAAGTACGCGGTTACGCAGGAGATTAATGTGGAACAAAACAATCAAAAAACAGCGCTTATAACAGGAGTCACGGGTCAGGATGGTTCATATTTGTCTGAACTGCTATTATCTAAGGGATATAGAGTAGTCGGACTCAAAAGAAGAACAAGTACAATTAGGACGGAGCGCATTGACCATATTTATGGAAATCCTAATTTTATATTAGAGTATTTTGATTTGAATGATTCGTCTTGTATGTGGTCATTGATGTTGAAATATAAACCAGATGAAATATACCACCTTGCAGCACAATCACATGTTAGAGTATCTTTCGATGTTCCAATTAATACAGTCGACGGCATCGCGATGGGGACACTAAAACTACTAGAAGCAATGCGACAAATTGTTCCAAAAGCAAGATATTACCAAGCATCATCATCAGAAATGTTTGGTGATAATCCAAATATACCTTTTACTGAAGAATCGAGATTACAACCTGCGTCCCCTTATGCATGTGCTAAAGTTTTTGCTCATAACCTATGCAGAAATTATAGAGAATCTTATGGTTTGCACGTTTCAAGTGGTATTCTTTTTAATCACGAATCTCCAAGAAGAGGAGAAACTTTTGTGACAAGAAAGATCACTCTTGCTGCAGCCAGAATTAAATTAGGATTACAGAAAAGATTGTCTCTTGGTAATATATATTCCAAGAGAGATTGGGGATTCGCCGGAGACTATGTTAAAGTAATGTGGCTTATGTTACAGCAGGACACACCTGATGATTATGTTATAGCTACAAATGAAACGCATACGGTTGAAGAATTTCTTCATCACGTATTTCACCACGCTGGTTTGGGAGATCCTGCTTTTTATGTAGATATTGATCCTAAATTATATAGACCCCATGAAGTACCACTTCTCTTGGGAGATTATTCTAAGGCAAAAGAAAAATTAGGCTGGGGTCCTAGTATAACCTTTAAAGGACTTGCAGAAATGATGTATGATCATGACTATGATCTAGTTCTAAAAACAGAAAAGGAGAAGTAATATGAGCGACTTTACATTTAACAACCCAAATATTCAAACAGATGAAAAAACATCAAATTATAAATTATCAGATCAGGCACTCGGCGCCGTCATGATGGCTTTGCAAAAATCATTAATGGAGCAAAGCGATATTGTACCAGTCTTGAAAGGATTTGAGTTTAATCCTGATAATGGAGAATTGGTTGTATTAAACCCTCCAATCTTAAAGTTTGATTCAGACACAGAGGAAGAAAATGATAGTTGAAAAGCCTTGGGGATACGAAAAAATATGGGCTCACACCGATAAATATGTTGGAAAGCTTCTTCATATTAGAGACGGTGAGCAATTATCGCTACAATATCACAAAGTAAAAGATGAAACAGTGTATGTTATGTACGGCACATTGACAGTTGTTTTGGACCAAACATCTGTGGTATTAGAAGAAGGAAATAGTTATAGAATAACTCCCAACACTCTTCATCGATTTGCCGCTAATCACGGAATGGTTGAGCTTATAGAGGTATCAACCCCCGAGCTAGAAGATGTTGTAAGAGTGCAAGATGACTACGGTAGAGAAGATGCCAAGGTATAATTACAGATGTGTTGAATGTGAAGATCTTTTCGAAACAGTTCACTCTATAACTGAAAAACTGTACGATTGTATAAAATGTGAAACTTCGGGATCTTTAATGCGGGTACCGAGCACTTTTGTAACAAAGCAAAAAAAGACAAATAAAAAACAGAAAGTAGGATCTGTTGTAGAAAAAAGTATAGACGAGTTCCGAGAAGCTCTAAAAGAACAGAAAAAGGGACTAAGGGAGACTGAATATAAATGATTAACAAAATTGTATTAATATTATCTTTGGTTATAAATTCAGTATTGCTGATGGTGGTCACCGGGCCTTTGCCCTTTTTATTGTTTATATCAGTTGTAATTAATTTAGGTCTTTTGTGGTTATCCTCTAAATTATTTATGAGATTAGAAGAATGTAATGATGATGTTGAATCAATGCTACAAACAATAGGTAACCTGGGTAACCACATAAACTCTGTTCATGAGATGGAAATGTTTTATGGTGAACCAATCCTTCAGGGGATGATGGATCACATAGAGGAAGTAGCTCAGGAAATCGAGGAATATAGATTTAAGTACTCAAATGAGCCGATAGAACAAGAAGAATATGAGGAGACCGAGCTAGATGACGGAAGAGAAGAAAAAGAAGCGCTCTAGACGCCCAAGAAAAAATCAATATTTTACAAAAGTTCATGAAGATGCAATTATAAAATACTCTGGAACTACAGATAATAAAGTAAGAACAGATTTATATATAAAATATATAGGACCGGTCTTTGATGAAATGGTTGACAAGATAGTTTACACATATAAATTTACTACTTTGCCAAATATCGACCCCCTTAAAGAAGAGTGTAAAATATGGTTAACAACCATTTTAGACAAATATGACCCTTCAACAGGGTCAAAAGCTTTTTCATATTTTAGCGTTATTACTAAAAATTGGTTTATTCATAAAGTTAAGAAGAACTCAAAAAAGACAAAAACTGAAATTACATACGACGATATATCTCCTGATATAGAATCAACCTATCTGTCTGTTCAAAATGAATATGTTAACGCTAGAGAGAGGTTTGAGTTTATGTATCACTTAAACAAGGAGATGGAGCATTGGACAGGTCTTAAATTAAAAGATAATGAAAGGAAGGTTCTTGAAGCTGTAAAACTATTAATGTCGAGCGCCGAAGAAATTGAAATTTTTAATAAAAAAGCTATTTATCTGTATATAAGAGAGTTAACTGGCTTAAACACAAAGCAAATTGTTAACAATTTAAATAAAATTCGAAGCAGATATAGAACATTTAAAGTGCGCTGGGACGATGATACATGAGTAAAGTTGACAAACTATTAGAAGAATCGATTACAAACATCAGAGATGACAGGGCTGTTACCTCTGATTTACTTATTGATATTATAAAACATCTTAAAAAAGATCCAGTTAACCACCAATACGTCGGCGGCATCGCTGCAAAATATCTAGAGACGCTTCAAAGATCAAACGAACAACTTGTTAAGATAACCTCAATGTTACAGAAGCAAGATAAGAAGTCTATAAAATTATCAGACGACGACAAAAACGAAATCTACGACCTCATCAATAATCCAGATGAAGATGATAAGGAGGCATAATGAATGGCGAACAAATCATTTACATTCGATGTCCCTATTGGTGTATTAAATAATCTTAGATCAAAGACCATCTCTAAAACAATGGATGGTCAATCTATTTATGGTGATGAAGTTTCGACCCAATCTCGGTCTTGGGTTGAGCAAGCTTTTTCAGAAGATGTATTAGAAGACACTGGTCCCTATAAAGCTATTGTTCTTCGTGTGGAAGTAAAGCCTGTTCCAAGAGTGCAGACAGAAACGTTCCAGCATCATCTATCTCCTGGGTCCAAAAAATATGTGCGAGGACCAAGACCTATGCTTATTCACCTTAAGTGTAGAATACCGGAGCTTCACGCACATCTTAAAGCTCCGCGCAAAGGAAACACTGATGATCCAAATTATCCAGATCATCACTTAATTGAACCACACCCAACTTTTACTGCAATAAGTGATTCAGCCCTTATGGCAAAAGTTAAAGTTGGTGATGTGGTTATTGTTGATTTCGCAGATCGTAAAAACTTTACGGAGCCAATATATGTATCTCCGATTACAGCCCAGAAAAACCAGACAGTTATTAACGTTACTGCTGCAGCTTTCGATCCGAACTGTGCCCGCGCCGGAATCGGAAATAACGGGGCTAACCTTGGAGGAGGTTTTGGGATAGCTCCACACCAAGGCAATCTAAGCATGCGTTTAAGGGCTAGAAATTCAAATGCAAAAGCAGTAATGTTTGGAGACAGCCAGATGTTGGGAACCATGGGCAACTTCTTACAAAAATATGTTGAGTCATTGGGATATACTGTTGTGGGCACCTCTCTTGATACTTCTGGAACTAAAATAGGATCCAAACCTAGAATCGCAAGATCAGGCGCCGGCGTACACAATTTTATTCTTAAGAAGCCAAAAGACCCGCCCGGTCCTCTTGGGGCTTATTGGCAATTTTTAGAAAATGCACTTAAAAGAGGAAATCCAGATCTTGTTGTTTGTGTGCTGGGCGGAAACGATGCTCCATATATTAAAAGAACATCTAGGTACTTAGATTTAGCTAACAAAATTAGATCTGTTGCCCCAAATTGCAAATTTCTATGGTTTGGTCCCCCACCGGCAACTTTAACTAAATCTGGTAGTGATTCTATGCTTAAACATAGACCAAAAAGGTCTGCTTTCGCAAACAAACTAAAAAGCGTACTTGGAGGCATTAGTGGGATGACATATATAATACCAGAACAATATATGCCAAACTATTTTAAAGGAAAGAATCGAGACGGACTACATGTCAATGCCGCCGGCGCCAGAGAGTTAATAAATAATCTTAAAAAACAAGGAGCAACGGCGCCTGTGACTGATGCTCCCCAAAAGAAGGTTGCTCCAGAAAGAAGTTCAAATGAGCCCGATACGTCTGCTGAAGAAAGAGGAAAACAATGGGCTAGCTCGGAACTTTTAGCTGCAGCCCGCTCCATTGTCTCTTCTGAAATGGGCAACTTTGCTGATCGAGGATCTGCCCGACAATTTTTAAAAGAAAAGGCATCTATGTTATCAGACCACTGGGGGTCTCCTTCAAAAAATGATGCATATGATAAGATAAAGAATAGAGATTTTATATCTGGATTTGTAGCGGCTTCTAAACCTGGCTTAAGTTCTGTAACTTGGCAACCAATAAGAATTGCAGAGTGGCAGATAATCTCAAATCAAAAACACGGCTTGTCAGGAACAGGAAGGATTCATGGAACGTCTGCAGGTCCTCAATACGGACCAGAAACTTTTACTCACAAAATCGTTGGGCAAGGATTATCTCACAAGGGAGTTGCAGGTATGAATGCCAGTATTGATAAAGCTAGAATAAAATGGAACCAACTCAGGGCTAACATGAAACATCTTAGTTATAAGATCACGGCAGCACAACTTGTGAATATGAATGAAGAACCATTACAAGGACCGCTAGCCTTGCCACCTGATCCGAAATGTCCAAAGCAAATGGGTCAAGTGGCAGGAACACCACCCGGCTCTACCCCTTCAATACCTGAAGTTCCTATTCCAAAAGGAATGAACAAAACATATGTCCCTATCGTTGAGGACGCAATTTATTATGCAACAAAGATAACAAAGCCATCGAAAATAGATCTTAATACTTGGCACCAATGGATGAGAATTATGTGTTGGGTTGAATCAATGGGCGTCATTAATGCGATCAACAAACGAGGATATACCGGTTTATATCAGTTCGGCAGAACTACCTGGAATGGAACTCGTAAGTTTATAAAAAAGAAAGGCTGGCCAGATATAGGTGAGTATGTAAAAACCTTAGACGCTGCACTTAATCCATATATTAATTCTATGGCAGGCGGAGCATTGCTGCATATGAATCTTAGGGGACTGGGCTCACTAGAGGCTAAAGGTGTGCACCTTTATATGGCACACCAGCAAGGACTTTCAGGATTAAAAAGCATATATAGAAAACAAAAAGGAACAAACAAGTGGGAAGGAAATTCTCTTGTTCACAAGCAGGGACCAGGAGACTTTAGAAGAGCTTGGGCAAACGGGTGCAGTAGTTTCAAAGTAAATGGAAAATCACTTTATTCTCAGGTAACGCCGAAAAAAGGAGCGCCTACGATGACGGCTGCCGTGGCTGCAACAAAGTGCCTACCATCACACTTCTATGCTATGTGGATTAGAAAGTGGAACTTTGCAACTAAACAAGTATCAAAGAAGAGATCTAAACTCGTAGGGGGCGTATCAAAAAGCAGTAAATATGCTAGCAGAATGGCTCGACCCCCTGGAGCAAACCAAGATGCTGAAATAGCGAAACCTAAAGGGTGGCCACCATAATGAAAAAGCATTTCGATGAACCCTTGGGAAAATTAAATAAACTTCCTAAGAAACAATTTAAAAAAGCGATAGACATATCAAGTAAAACCACTACTCTTGTAGATTTAGAAAGACGCGCTGCTGAGATAATGCACGAAAAAGAAAACTCTGTTCTTGAGAAGACCGGACAATATAAAGCAATGGTTTTAAGAGTCGACAGAACTCCAAACAAAGTTGACAATACTGGTTTTTTAGATTTTCTTAAAAAGAATAACAAAAACAATTCTGCGGGATTTAAATTTGTTACCATTAAAGCATACATACCAATTATGCATAAAGGGTTGTATCCTCTTCCTCGCGTAGGAAATACTGCAGATCCAAATTATCCAGATCATCACATTATTGATATGTATCCAACTTTCACAGCCAGAAACGATGATCTTATTATGGACAGTGTAGGTGTGGGAGATATAGTCATTGTAGACTTTAGTGAGAAAAATGAATATACTGGTGATCCTATTTTTACAACCCCAATTGTAACTAATGAAGCTCAAATTTTAGCAAGGCTAGGAACAACTCTTGCTAATAGATTTAATAGACCAGGGTGTCCTCCTGCTAGCGTTCACACACCCGGTCAGAGTGTGGCATCTTCAACAAGTATATCAAAACACCAAGGATTAGAAAGTTTGCGTGCAAGAGCAAGAAAATCGAACATGAAAGGTTTGGTTATAGGAGATAGTCAAGGCTGGGCAATGGGTGCAGGTATGTCTAAGTTTTTAGAAAACAATTTAGGTTTAGATATGATAAGAGCCACCTCTCCTGTGGGTCCATGGAACAAGATGGGTAAAAGAAAGGTGCTGGGAAAATCAGCTAAATCTTTGGCTGTAATGACCGGCATACGCAAAAGTTCTGACGGCTACTGGCCAGTTTTAAAGAGGCACTTAAAACAAGTTGGAGACGGCGTTATATGTATTGTAGGAGGAAGAAATGCTCCTGCATCTGAGAAAATTCTAGCCGCAGCACTAAAAAAGATTTTCTCTGCAGCGCCAAATGCAACAATATTGTGGGTTACTCCACCAGGTAAGGTCCCTGCATGGAAAAAACGAGCTTATATTGTTAAAAGGCCAGTATATCCAAGTCCAAACAACGGACCACCCTACAAACCAATTGCTCTAGAAAAAAGAACATCTCATGTGAAGTTAAGAAAAAATGTCGCTGCCGCAGCCGCCCAATTTCCCAATAAAGTATACCATATAGACACATACCCATTGATGCCAAATTATGTTAAAAATGGATCAAAAAATAAGAAAGGAGATGGACTACATGTAACTTCTTCTGATTTGCCCGAAATGTTAAATGCAATATCTAATATGACAGGGCTAAGCGTGCCTGTAGATAAAACAAGGGGACAAAAAAAGGTAGCAATTGCAAACTCTGGAAAAGATAATACTACTCCAAAAAAACAAGGAGGACCTACTGTATCTTCTCATCCTTCTGCAGGACCTCCTTGTTCTCCTCTTGGGTCCATGGGGCAACACGGCGGCGCCCCAATGCCTCCACATGTCCAAGGATTGGTACCAGGCGGCAAAAGAGCATCTTCTTTCCCATCAAGCTTATCACAGATTAATCTGAAAAATGTAATGCCAGGGCTTATCGATAAGTGGTCCAACCCACATGGTATCGACAAGGCGTTCAAAAGAGGGATAAAACCGGGAATGGATCCGTGGTATACTTGGTGCGTGTTATGTATGGCATCAGCAGAAGTAGTAGAGAGATATTGGAGAACGTGGGATCCCACCGCGAAACTTCGCATGTCTGACCACTGGCGAGGAAAAAGAGGTGGAGAGAATGGAAACCACAAAGGACCAGCAATGGACTTTGAAATAATATATAAAAACGGCGCCGTCCCTTCCGTGTATCAGTGGTGCTCAATGAGATATTTAATGGGTCAAGGTCGAATTCCTGCAGGGGGTCTAGGACTTTATATGAATTTTAATGGCTTAAAAGGAGCCAGAAACAGATTACACCCACCGGGCATTACTGGACCTGGACTTAATGAGCAAGGAAAAAACACCAGCAGATCGTTAAAAGCCCCAGGTGGATCAACAAACGTACACTATGACTATAGAGGGTTTGCTGATTTTAAAATGGGAAAAGGAAGAGGAGTCTCCAGCCCTGGAAATATTGGAGGTCATTTTTGGTGGAGAGCTAGTACCCAAGGTACAGTTTCTGATGATATAAGAGCAACTGCTTCAACCAGACGCTATCTAGAGTCTACAGAAAAAGGAAAACAAGTTCTTGCTTTACTTAATTCGTGGAGAAATGGAAGCTACGGAAACAATCCGCCAGGATTTAAATTTACACAAATAAGTGAATATGTTCCAAACTGGAGTCAGGTTTTAGGTCTTGAGCCATGGGTAGGAAATCAGAAAGCAACTAGTTAATATAAAAGGAAATACGCTAAAATGGTAATGAATTCACAAAGCAAACTAGCAGAAGATTTGGAAACTCTCAGAAATTTTAAAACAGAAGGACCAAAATCAAAAGTATATGCTTTTAATCCGGGTAGCTTGGGAAAAGAATTAGATGAAACATTGGCAGCTATGTCTGAACGAGACCGAAATGCGATGTATGGTGGAGCAAACTGCGGTATCATGCTTGAAGGTGTTCCAAATCATATTGAGGCAGAGTGCGAAAAAGGACATACTTTTTATGGACTAAATAACTCTTTCATTGTGCTGGGTCGAGATCGTCCTGGCGCCGTAGATACGGGTTACGGTAGCACCCCAGAAACCCAAACAGGCATGATAGATATGTCTGTTGGTAGAAAACCATATGACACCACAAAGAATGTAAACCCAGATTTTCGTAAAGATTCTTCTAGAATCTATATAAGTCAAAAATCAAATATTGATGATGAAGAATATTTTGATTTGGTGCCTGGACCAAGCACCCCAATGTCAGAACGAGACTCAACAGTTGGTATCAAAGCGGACGTAGTTAGGATTGTCGGTAGAAAAAACATTCGCCTTGTTACAGAATATCAAGTTGAAAATTCGTGGGGAGGTATGATAGAATCCATAGGTGGAATCGATCTTATTGCAGGAAATAGAACTGAAGGTGTGTTAGAACCTCAACCAATGGTAAAAGGCGGTAATTTGATTGATTGTCTCGACGACCTCGCAAAACAAATAACAAATTTAAATACTATATTAAGTGGATTTATAGAAAGTCAAATGAAATTTAACAAGAAGGTTCAAAAACACAGCCACCATGGCGCCTTTTTCGGAATAAAAGGCTTGCCAGATTTTGAAGTAATTCTCGGCGGAGCTAAATTAGCACTTGATATGTTTAATAAAACCAAAACAGATCAAATATCTCATAAGTTTAATCTAGAAGATTGGGGTACAAGATATCTCACTCCTGCAGGTCACGCGGAAGGAGATCCAGATATTAAAACCTATATTTGTAGTCGTTATAATAATGTAAACTAACTAATTAATCTTATTAGGAAATAGAATGGCAAAATTTTCAAATTTTTATGTAGAAGTAGAGGGCTATGGCGGATCCGCGTATAAGCCAGATGACGTTGGGGGAATAGACCATAGCGCAGCCATGCTAAATGCACTTGCTAACGCTAGAGCCAGAGCACCCGCAGAGATAATATTAACAAAACAAAGCAGTTTTCTACAACAAACTAGCGAAGAAATTATTAAAATTATTAAAGAAGCAAACGCCTCTGGTAAAAATGCAGCTGAAGTAGAAGATGCTATCAAGGTGGCTGGTATGAATCTACCTTTCCACGATGCTTTAGGGGAAAAACTTGTTTATAAACAAATTAATTTTTCTGACAAAGCTTTGGGGAAAAAACCAAATGAAGCCGCCGCCATGGTTGAATTATTAAAATACCTAGAACAGAACAAACTTAAGTTTATAGATTTAGGTCATGAGATTGCCGGCTCCGGTAAATCATTTAAAGTTGCAGACTTAGATCAAGAAGAAGATGCAGATACTTTAAAACTTTGGGAAAGTATGGGAATTTTAACTGGAACAGGAGATCCAGAAATTGTATATGCAACAACTCTTCGCTTTCTTGTTCAGGTTGACAAATTAAGAGATTTGTTAATGTCCTTAACACCAAGCGTTATTCAAAAAAGAACTGCTGAAGAATTTATAGGAGAAGCAAAAGACGATGTTACCCCTGTTTGGTTGAGAGAACCTGGCACGGAAACAATAGATTCTAATAAATTATTTAAGCCCCCGTTTTTTAAAAGCATAACGGAATTGGCTAAATATGATGTTTCGCATGTCGGAGGAATGCTTCCTGAAGAAGTATTATCCGCTTGGGACGAAGGCGATTTTTCTACCGAAAAAGCCGATCAAGCCGCTATTGACGCAGGCATATCAGATTTCCGACGCTCTTTATATACTCCACTAACCGAAGCAACACATATGGTTGCAACCCCAATTACACTTTTAGGAAAAACAGCCTTAGATAATGCTTTAAAACATGTCGGCGCCACGGTCAAACAAACCAGCGATATATTTGATAGACTTAAAGAATCAACACTGCAAAACCCTTCTCCGACTAAATTTTATAGTCCTGTCGAAGGAAACGGGGAACCAAAAGAATTACATGCATTGTTAAGAGGAACAAATTTGCCTGGATTGCCTACGGCTTATTATCCAGATACAACCTTGGGTTCGACAGCACAATTTACATTAGTTAGAGTAAAGAAGCATCACGTTGGACCCGGCGGAAAATGGCATGAGGTTGAAATTGTTGCAACCAACAATAAAAAAATAAGAGATCTCACTGATCAATTGATCATAGAAGCAGAGTCTGAAATATCTAAAGCTCAAGAACTTATAGGCTCAGCTAAAACAAATGAAGAAAAAGCAAAAATACAAACCAGTCTAGATGAGAAACAACATGGGTATGCAAAAACTTTGTTCACAGGCTGGATTCGAACTTCGCACTTGTTGTTGCTAGACACTCCCAAAAATAAGTTTTTAAGGTCAATCGGCATTGGAATCAAGAGGTTGACAACCGATTCAGATCTTAGATACGACGGCACTCCAGTTAGCAAATTAGATATTTGGCATAAAAGAAAGATAAACGTCCCGGTGTTGGCTAAAAATATTGCCGAACCATGGAAAAGTATGTATGAGATTCCTATTCAGCTTCCTCATAAGGCTTTTACTATGTGGACAAAAGCCGAAGCTGCAGCAATGATACGCAGGATTAAAAGATACCGAAGGGCTAAAAAGATCATCGCAAGGCTTAAGAAGGAGCATGCCACCAGCCGCTTGGGGGTCGACCCCAATGCACCTGGCTATAAACTTAAAGGAAACGTTTCACTAGACGATAAGTACGGACCAGATGGTAAAATCAAAGGCGGCGTCACAAAAGAAGAAGCTAAATTTTTAGAGCAAATGAAACTTCTTAAAAATAAGAAGAAAAAGTATGGTTTTGCAACTGTTGTTGATAAAGTACATGAAGGTTACGACGCGAAAGTCGGCGCAGTGCACACGATCGAATATTATGAGGGTGGGGATGCGGAGAAATTCGGCAGTGTCGGCGTAGACAGCAGCAGTCTGGAGTATGTGGGCAAAGTCTCCGACGCCGGCACCGGTGCCGAAATCGGAATGACATATAGACGGAGAAGACTAGCAGACAGAACATTCTTTGAAATTAGTGAACCTAAAAAACCAAGAACTCCTTCTTTAAGACAATTAAGGAAAAACCCTAATTTTAAAAAAGAAAGAATACGCGCCTCAATGATTAGGGGTATTGCTCTTGCTTTAGACTTTTATAATAAAGATATTGAAAGAATATTTATCAACACAAAATATTATGAAACAAATAAAGAAACACTTTCCAAAGGAAAAGATAAATGGCCAGATCGAGGAATGATTCTTAAAATTGTTGCCAAAGAACTTTACGATGCAGGACTATCTGAGCCTGTATCCAATAATATGTGGCACAAACCAAAAAAGAAAAAGCTTCGTATATTGTGTCGTATCCCTGCAAACGTGTTTGATGGATATCCTTTAAAAACGACTGAATTTGAGTTCGACCCTCCTTTCATACCTGCGAAAAAGAATCTAATACCAACGCCGATGTATGGAGGACCTTCTCCCGTTACAGATCTTAAAACACACTATACCTTTACTCAGACATACAAATGGTTTGAAAAGAATGTAATAGGAATTCAAGAGACTGCTCGTACAGAATTTGAACCAGATAAACAAATTGAAGTTAATTCAAACTTGAAAAGAGTATTAAAATACTACGACAGCAAGCACAAAAAGTCTGGAAAAAAAGTTTTGTTTCCTAGTTTTATGGCAGGACCCCTTAGCTTAAGACGCGAAGCTCACGCTTTAGAATTGTGGAAATATTCCTTTAGAGATTTCTTAAATAGAAACGACTTTGACTTCCGGAATCCTCCGTGTACAGATGATGGACAACCCAAGCCTAAAGGCTCAGACGGTGTGCCATCTCCACAAAACCCAAAAGCAGAATCAGTAATTGAACTTGGCTTCAACAAAAGTTATCAATTATTATATGTTATGTTTAATGGTCAACCAATCAGAATTGGTATAAATTATTTCAGAGAAAAAACAATAATGGGTCATCCAAGAATCAATGCTTTGATTCATGCTTCACCTAAAATATTGGAAGACTACGCCGGCGACCCGTCAAAGAGGATGCCATGGACGAAATGGGTTTTAACGTATATTCATCCCCGAGGAGAGGCTATTATACGACCATCAAAGAGAGAGCTTGAGCCTAAGCCTCCTCCAAAGTTAAAGAAGAAACCATTGTCACATAAAGAACTTGAAAGACAACAAAAGCTTCTTCAAAACATGAAGGATAGAGACGATAAAGTCAAGAAAGCAAAAAAGAAAAAATTCTCTGTTCTTGATAATACAATAAAAAATATGGACAAATTGTCTAATAAGATTAATAATTTTGAATCTGCATATACTGAAATATTAAATAGATATGGTCTAGACCAATTAGCAAAAACCCTGGCAGTATGCTTGGTAGAAAAAGCCGGCGACCCTGAAGAACTACTGATAAACATGGCTCTTAATCCTATAACTGCTGTCTTAGAGGAAAACCAAAAACGAATTGAAGAATCTGCTGAAAAAAACAAAACACTTAAAAAAATAACAAACATATTAGACCTTATACCGTTTGAATGTACTGTAAAGGTATTAGGCGATATATGCACGCTGGAATATAAAAAAGAAACAGATGTGCCTCCACAAGTAATACCTGGTCTTATTAATTCTGACGACAGATTCAAAAAAGCGGGAGATTTGAAAAAAGCCCTGGCAGCTCCAGGTGAACAACCAGCTTACGGCACGCCTGCTGACGCCAAAACAATCGTCGCAATTCGACCTGAAACAGCATATGCAGGAGTATATAAAGACGATGGAGAGGGAGATCAAAATCCGGATATAGCAACAGATAAACAATGGAACCTGAAAGACACAAGCTGGAAGCCATATCCCTTTCCTGATGATTTTAAAAACAGCGTTAAGCTGGTCAAAGAGTGGCAAACATATCTAGCAAATGATGTAATTGAATATAGTAGAGCACTTTATCCAGATAAAATGGACGGATATTTTCTTCCTGGCTCATGGGAAATAGATACAGGATACGATGGCGGAGGCGACGGTTCTATGTTGCCAATTTTTAAAGATCCATTGATAGGAAATTTGTGGTCAAAGCCAAAAGAAAACGAGCCTTCCGTTTTTAATTTGGCTATTGATGGTATCTTTGGACCAATTACAGAAAGGCTAACCATGTGGGAGCCAGACATTCTGTCTGACAAGCCAACCGGAGATCCGTGGCTAACCAAGGCTGTGTACGACAAAAGGCTTAAATTGGTTTCAGATTGGAAGCAAAAAAAGCAAGAAGCGGCAGAAGCAGCCGCCGGCGACGAGTTGGTAGTTGGTCCTGGTTCAACTGGAGAAATGGTTAAAAATGTACAAAAATTTCTCACAATAACTGCTCCGATGCTCTTAGGTCCAGCCTCAAAAATTCCTCATTATATAGCTAGAGGAAACGACCAAGGAGACGAAGTTATACCGTTATCTGGCGTCTACCAAAAGAAAGATGGCAAGTGGTACATACAATCACGTAAAAAACACGGCAAAAAAGGAAAATTTAAACTTAAAGAAGAAAGATTTAAAATTGATGGAAAATGGGGAAATCTTACTTGGGAGGCTTTCTGGAATTTTGCCATGGCAGCATCTATACAATCACAAAAAGAAGGTATTTCAAACTTTAAATGGAAAACCGTATATGATGATGTGGTTAAAAGAATGGTGTCAAAAGGCGCTACAGAGCAAGATCTTGTGTCTTTGGATACTTGGTATGCTTTTGTATTCTCTAAAGGATATACTGGCTTCTCGCAAGACTATGGTCTTTCAAAAAATACTTATGATATTTTAATGGATGAGCTTAATAGATATTTAAAATTAAAAGCTTCTGGAGACGTAAGCGCCAAGCTCGGCTTAAAAAGACCACAACATGTATTAATGCATTCTCCCACTGCTCCTCCAGGTTATTACTGCAAGTCAGTCAACCCAGGACCATGCGATCGAATATATGAAAAATTGATGAAAGCGACTCATAGAATGGGAGTCCTAGCTAGGAAAGAGTTTACACCGGTAAAAGAAACAGATGATAGAGACCCTGAAGGAATAGGTGAAGCAACAAGTATACCTCATCTTTTAAATGTCATTGAAAAGCTGGAAGTAGAATATCAAGCATGCGCGAGCAGAGTAGGATTTATTACTATCCAAGGAGAGGCAGACGGCGAACCATTAAGTGTATTTTTTCAAGGGACAGAACAAGAAATAGAAGAAAAGTTAAATGAATTAGCAAGAAAACAAATAAGGGTCATGAGCGCCGAAACTAGTCGAACTCCTGATGGAAAAGTAGGAGTGGCGGGCAATCCTAATGAACCAAATCCAGGCTTGAATGCTGAACAAAAAGCTAAAATTGATGCAAGAATTGAAGAACTGAGACAACAGGGGATAAAGAATACTCCTAAAACATCTGGAGAAGCAGATAAATGCAAAACACATCGCCAAGCTCTCCATGATGCTCTTCACCTATCTTACGGAAATAACCCTGGGGCTCTAGACCCAACAAAGATGACACCGACACATTTGTGGCCCGGTATGGGATTTACTGAGTTTGAGCAATCGTTGGGAGATGAAAACGCAGCAAAATTCAGAGAAGCTAGAATAAAAGCAATGACTCAATACATGAGTTGTATTGAATCTCAAGTTGTTGATGTGAGAATGAAGTTAAATGATATGGCTCCTACTCAGTATCAAACAATGGGGGATGTTGTGCCCTTTCCACAGGACATAAGACAATTGGCGATGCAACTTAAGGTACATCAAAAATTCCCAGACAATGTTAAATTTTCTAATTCAGGCAGAATTTGGCGGTCATGCAAAACCCACTGTGAAGAAGATGCGATAAAAATTCTTGAGTCCTTCATTGATATTCTTGGTATACCTCCTGAAACTCGTGCTCTTTTGGGCACTATTGCTGCATCAGCTGCAATGTCGATGGGTGTGATATCTAAAACATCATACCCAAAGATACCATCGATATCTCTTCCAAAAGGCACATTTAAAACAGAGCCATATGATCCAGACGGCGGAATTCATAAAGAATTTAAAAATATGGCCAAGAAATATCTGAATGAAATTATCAAACAAACTGTAAAACAATTAATAGAATCTGTCAAACAAGCATGTGATGAGACAAAAGAAGATAAAGAGGACACTGGTTTGACTAAGTTTGGAGATCTTGTCGACCCGCCTTTTAATCCTAGAGACAACGACGGCGTACAAGAAAGACTAAACAGCCTTCAAAACATGATGAATGATTGGAATCTTCCAATACAAGTTCATTCTAAGAATATGACAGATGACAATGCTATCGAGGATCCAATTGATTTGGAGGAAATGATAGACGGCGTTGCAGATATTCTAACCCCCACACAACTGTGTATGTGTTTTGACGGCAATGTCTCTCCTATTATGTCGACAGAATTGCGTGATTACTTTATAGAATTTTATCCAATACTCGCAGATGCGTGGATTACAGATGAAGATATGATAGAATTCTTCAGACAAATGGGCGCCCTGGTAGATCCAAGCTTTTGTGAAGCTGTGGAAGAAGGATATTATGTTACGAAAGTACCTAATCCAGATGAATGTATGGCAGATCTTATAATCGAAGAAAAAAGAAAATCCATGAAAGAAGATGGCCTAGAGCCAGAAGAGATCGAGGCTGCAATAAAACAAGAGCAAGAAGATATCGTCGACGCAATCGCTGAAGCTGCAAAAATTGCTGATGATCCTGACGGCGCCTTGGCTCCCACCGCCGCATCCGCCGCTCAAAAATGCAAAGAATATGCAAACATGGTTAATGATTCTCCAGGTGTGAATTCTATGCTTCGGAATGCGCTAGAGATGACTCTGGAACCAGTGGAAGATTTCTATCAAAGAGATATTAAATTTTTCGTCCCATCATTAATTCTTGGTAAAGATATGGCATCGGACACTGCGACTATTGATGTCGAATCCGACATCGTTGCAGCTTTTACTGGGTCGATTGATCTAGAAAATCCTCCTGATGTTGATGTAAATGCTGAGATGGCGAAAGGCATGGCGAAGATGACACAAAATAACGCTGAACAAAGCGCTAGCAGTGAGGAATCTTCGAAAGTAGCAAAAATGATGGAAACAGAGGATAATCCTGACTTTTGGGATCTTTATAATGCTATAGCAGAACATCCAACCGTCGACGGTATGCCAAACCTGGACCTTGGTTCAAATTCGGATCTAATGGAAATTCAAAATAATGGTACCGACAAACAAAAAGAGATGTTGACAGGAGGTCATATTCTCGCGCTCCTTAACTCAGGAGACTTTAGAAGAGAAGATAAATTAAAAAGTAAAATAAGCGAAGTTACAGGTCTTTCTGAGAAGCGACCTAAGTTTGGAAAAGTAACTCCACAAAATGTAACAATTCCCAATATTAGAGTAGCTAAAGAATTATATCAGTCGCTGAGAAATCCAAAAATTAATTGGATGAGCGATACTGAAGGCGAACTTTTTAGCATTGATCTTGGAACTAGAAAAGAAAAAATCGGCTATTTTGTTCATGATCTAGACCAAACCCGAGATAACTATCAAATTACAATTTTTAACTCTAAAGGAAATTCTAGGAGAAAATATGAAGATACTACACATGTATACGGATATGTTGAAGAATATATGAAAAGTAGTGGCATATCTTTAGATCTAGAAAGTTCACAAAAATCAGTAGTAAAAAATTACATAACAAAGGCTCTTAGAAGATTTTCAAAGAAAGGATTGCCTTACGAAGAAGATAATTATATTATCGAATTTGAAGACGCTGGAGAATCAGGACATGAGGCAGTAAGAGAAATTTATAGAAATATGAATATCACTACATTAAGAAGATTGATGAAAGAAGTTTCATCGTCTCCTTTATTTATGAAGAATGACCTTCAAAGACTAAACTTGTCTCCTTCTGTTGAGGCTGCTGTCGACGATTGTAATATCCCATTAGCAAAGCTAGGTGTAGAGAAAGTGCCAAACCTTCTCAACGTTGATGAAGAAATCGAAGAGGCTATTGAAGATTATAAAAAGAGAGAATTAGACAAGTGTGACAATCTTCCATTTAATGACGATAGACAATCGTTGAACGAAGTCATCGAAGAAACAACACTAAGAATGCTATGTAAAACTTTCATAATAGAGACATTATTAAAAACAGTATTTTCTTTATCGCAGTTTTCAGCAGAAGATTGTCTGTCTGATGATTTTATTGTAGATTTTATAGCTGATAACTTTGCACAAGCCGCCAGAAAGCACGGGGTTTATAAGAATATTTTGGAAACAGCACACCGAATGGTTGTTAACACAAGGCATTCTTTATATTATGAAGAGCCTGAAATTGTTCCACCAAAAGTTGGATCATCCAAGAAGAGTCCAAAAGTCAAAAACCCACTAGGAACTACAAAGATTCCAAACGCAAAAACAAAAAAGCAGGCTTTAAGCAATCTTTTAAGTGCACAAGTAGAAGAAGTAGGTTCAGAATTTTTCAAAATGTTAACATCGGTTGTGGATGTTAACGAAATAGATACAATGAAAGAAGATGGATTATTAGAACAATTAACAATTCCAGAAATTATAGATGTAACGCCTTACAACAAAATAGAAGAAAGCAATGACAAAAGTTATATTTCATACGAAAATATGTCTAATAGATTTTATAAGACTGTTGAGAAAAGACCCATGGGCATGCCCAAGAAAACATTTGAGGAATGGGAATCAAAAAAAGGTCGACCACTTGAAGTATATGATCTCTTAAATAAAGACGGTGGATTCGTATTAGAAAAATATATAAAAATTAACGATACGATTGTTTCATCAAAATATGAAATTAAAGACGGCAAATTGTTAAAAACCGAAAATCCAGGTGCACCCTATAATGCCCCAGCGTGGGACAAGTTTTTAGCTGCTATACAAACTTATAGCGGAGCATTTAAAGGAGATATGGATGCAGACCCTATAGATACCTTTTACTCATATAACCAGGGACTGAACACAAAAAGAAAGAAAGCGCTTACAAATTATTGTGCCATTTCAGAGTGGAAAGAATATATGTCTGATGTTGTCAGTGAAATTGAAAGCGTCAAAGTTGCTGCAGACAAGACATCAAGAACTCTTTTGGATGATGGCGTGATTGACGGTCCTTTCGGCGGCGGTCCAGTATATAGTCCTCCTCAGAAGACAGGGGATGAATCGATCGCAGAATCATACTCAAATTATTACGTTTTTTATGCCACAACACTTGGATATGAAAACTTCTTCGGCGCCGGCCAGTTATCTAATGAGAAAGTTATAGAAGACATAGGATACCCATCCATGTTTCCGTACAATGTACATGTTCTCGGAGGGAGTTACTTGGATCCCCCCGGCACACCACCCAATGAAGAACAATGGGAGTTAGCTTCCAAACCATCCGCAGGTGTAGTCGACTTAAAATATGTAGTGGAAAATTGGCTTAAAAGTATCTGGCAAATTGGTGTTCGCGAAATTATTTCTGATATTGCTCCAGAAGGCATAAAAGATCTTGTAGGAACGTATTATAGTGCCGGCACACCACCACTGATGCCTCCATTTATGAATAATGTAGAAGGGAAAAAGAAGTGGCAACTGCTCGAAATTATACACTTAAAAAATACAAATGAAGCTGTCAAAACAATTTATGCGGGAAGTCCTAATATATGGGATGATTGGGTACAGAGCCTCAGAAAAAAAGCAGCTAAATATGCTCATGATTGGGTTATATATTCTCATATATATTCTTATAATGTCGTCGAGGGTGGGAACTCCGGCGAAATCATCGTTCCATTTTTCTATCAGATTAATGAGCTACAGCACCAAGGATCACTGATTACTGAGGAGCAGGCAGAATTTGCTGCAAAACAAGCACACTCTTCACAAATTTCTGTCAATGGAGTAAAATTAGTCAAGCAAGGCTTCGATGACGCAAGTTGGTCACTGGCTAAATCAGTCGCATCCGTTGCAGAACAAGCTGTATTAAATGGGGGATATTTTGATGAATGGTTTGCCGGCAAAGCGGACGCATATCAAAAATTATATGATCAACAAGTGATAGAATATAAGAATGAACAAGCAGATCTCAAAAAACAACAAGAAATTTTAGAACAGCTTGAAGAAGTTTTTGATATGAAAGCAAAAGCAGCCCACAAAATTTTAACCCAAGATCCTGTTAGAAACTTCTGGGAAACTCACGGATTCTTCCCAAGCGAAAGCCCTTGGAAGCTTGGATTAAGATTGACGTATGTATTGCCACAGGGAGAAGGATATGATGCTGACAAAGTAGATGATATTAAAAAATTGTTTGATAAAGTTGTTAAGGTCGACCCTGACAAGGGAGAACTAGAAACTCCTTCTAATCAATATCATTTTTCTTCTGAATTACCTGGACAGCCAACACTGAAAGAAACTATAAAATTATCAGATTCGGTCGGACACACTAAAGATTTTTATATGTTGCCGATTGCAGAAGTAGAAACAGAATTACCAGAGTTTGCTAAAAATATGACTCTTCCAACTTTTGTTAGTAGCTTAGATGCTGTCCACGAACAAGCAATACCGGAACTTAAAAGAAAAATATTTAAAGATCCAGAATATAGAGTGATGTTTAATCATGTTATTCCAATTCGTCGACTGCTTTCTCTTGTAACACTATATAATGTAATGGGCATCAAATATGATGGTCCCACAAAACGATTGTTTGGATCTACAAAAAACATGTTATTTAAAACATACCAAACAGCTCTTGGTTTAGAACCAGAAGTCGTTAAAAAACAAGATCCAACTGCCTTTCCGAAAAATAAACAATCGGACGAAGAACAAGAAGATGATCTTGCATCATTGATATGGCAACTATTTATTAAGACGCCTCCATTAATCATAAAAGGTGTCGCGGAAATGGCTGATCCCAATATTGTAATTTCAAAAAGTATACATCGTGGAATGCAATTAATTGCAAAAGCAATTCCTGGCAAGCTTACAGGTGATCAGATACAAGATATGAAGCCAGAAACTATTGCGAACCTAGAAGAAGGTCTTAATAAAGAAGACATTACTGATCAAGAAAAAGAAGCCTTACAAAAACAGCTAGATATAGCAACGGAAGATTATGACAAATCAATTGCTGAAATAAACAAAAAGATGGCAAAAACAAAAAAAGACGCTGAAAAGTTTACCAAAGATTTTCCTTTCGTCGCTCTTTCTTTAGGTCTCCTTCCAAGCATGCTCCCATTTGGAGTAGGTTTTCCACCACCTCCTTTTGGACCAGGCATTGGACCCCCATTGACTCCTTTCGGAGCCGTATATCTAGGATTGGGACTACATAAAGACCCACCAGATGATCAAGAAGAAGCAGAAGATCCGAATAAGGCTGCAATGATTGAAAAATGCAAAAAAAGATTAGAAGCAGCAGAAAGTTTAGAAGCTAGTATGATTACTGAAGAAGAAACCTAATTAATATATGATAGAGGAATAACAAATGCCAGGATTTTCCCCAAAATTACCACTTCAACTAGATAATCTTGATGGGATTGGACTCAACACGACGTTCGAAGAAGTAGTAAAACAAAATATAAAAATGCTCTTGCTTACAATTCCAGGCGAGAAAGTCATGGATCCAGAATTCGGAGTTGGTCTCCACACATATTTGTTCGAACCCAGCATACCTTTTACATATGACGCGATTGAACAAAAGATATCTGAGCAACTAGAATATTATTATCCTTTTGTTCAACTTAAGGAGCTTAATATTAATGAGAATAGCGATCAACAAAACAAGCCAAATTCACTTTCTATTGAAATAAGGTATGTAATTACAGCAAACTCTTTGGAAGATATATTAGAGATTGTTTTAGATATTCCGGAATTTTAAAATTAAACTAGTTACTTACATTGATGAGGTGTCTCAAATATGGTAAAAAAATTCGTCCCAATTAAATATACAAATAGAGACTATAATTCTATTAAAACAGCCTTGGTCGAGCATGCCCGCAGATATTATCCGCAAACAATGCAAGATTTTAACGAGGCATCATTCGGTGCTTTGATGTTAGATACGGTAGCATATGTTGGCGACGTGTTATCTTTTTACTTAGATTATCAAGCAAATGAGAGTTATTTAGATACTGCTCTTGAATATGCAAATATTGTAAAAATTTCCAAACAAATGGGATACAAGCTAAAAGGTTCTGCGTCTGCAACGGGTATTGTCACATTATTCGTTGTGGTTCCTGCTGCCTCAACCGGCGGAGGACCAGACATGGATTATGTGCCTACTTTAAAGAGAGGCACTCAGTTTGCAAATAGTGCCGGCAACCAATATCTACTAGTCGAAGACGTTAATTTTTCAGATTCTGACAATGAAGTTGTCGTCGCTCGTGTTGATTCAGATGGGACTCCATTGCAGTATGCAATAAAGTCATATGGAAGGGTTATATCTGGAGACCTTGCAGAAGATGTTATAGAAATTGGAGCCTTTGAAAAACTTCGAAGGGTACCATTGAATTCTGATTTCATTACAGATGTTATTTCTGTTGTTGATGCCGAAGGTCATGAATATTATGAAGTAGAATATCTATCACAAGACACAATTTATAAAGAATACAGAAATCAAAACTTTGTTCAGAACGGCCCAAAATCGATTTTAAAACCGTTTCCTGTACCAAGAAGGTTTACTGTAGAGAGAGATGGCGATATCACATATTTACAATTTGGATATGGATCCGAATCTAGTCTGACTGATGACCCAATAAAAAAGGCTAGCGAAGTGATATTACAATATCACGGCAAAGATTATTCAACGGATCAACAATTCGATCCTTCGAATTTAAGATCAACAGATAAGCTCGGAGTAGGACCATCGCTTACAACATTGAAGGTTACTTATTTAACAAATACAGCACAGTCAGTATCTGCTCCTGTGAATACAATAAATGATGTCACCAATCCAATAGTAGACATTCCAAGCAACAACGTTACACCTACCATTTTGGCAGAAGTTATCGCTTCTATAGAGGTTACAAATGAAGAACCGATAATTGGAGATGTAACAGAACCAACAGCTGATGAAGTTCGGCGTCATGCGATGGATGTTTATGCTAGTCAAAATAGAGCAGTCACTTCTCAAGATTATGTAAGTTTGGTTTACAGAATGCCGCCAACGTTTGGATCAATAAAGAGATGTGCAGTTTCGCAAGATTTGGATTCATTAAAGAGAAATTTAAATTTATATGTAATGTCAGAATCAACATTAACAGGAAAACTAGTGAAGACGAATAGCGTTACAAAACAAAATTTAAAAAATTGGTTGAGTCAATATAAAATGGTTAACGATACAATTGATATTGTTGATGCGAACATTATAAATATTGGAATAGAGTTAGAATTAATGGCGGACTTAAGTTACAATAAATACTCTGTGCTTGAATTGGCTAAAAGAGAAATAAGTTTACATTTTGGAAATAAACCAGAAGTGGGAGAATTTCTATACATTACGGATATTTATAATTTGCTTAAAAACACACAAGGAATTCTTGATGTTATAGATGTAAAAATAGTTACAATGACAGGTGATAATTATTCTGATTATACAATCGATATTGACGATCACATGTCTGCGGATGGAAGAATATTGCACATTCCCGAAGATGCAATATATGAATTAAAATTTCCAAGAACGGATATTAAAGGAACTATCAAATAATGTCTATTAAAAGATACTACGCAGACAAAGACTCCACTATCTCCAATGCTCTAAAAGCAAATCTAACAACCAGAGCAACCGGATCTAATATGGGTGATGCTGATATATTGGAGGTATTTTCAATATATGGACAGTCTACAACTTCTTCCGTTGAACTTTCAAGGGTTTTATTAGAATTCCCAGTTGAAGGCACTGATGTTGGAGAAATCAAAGGAGACCGACAAGCAGGGACTATACCCGCTAGCGGCAGTGTTAGTTTTTATTTGAAACTATATAATGCAAAACATTCACAAACTCTGCCTGTGGAACCAAAATTTAATATCGCAGCGCTTTCCCAATCTTGGTCGGAAGGTACCGGCTTAGATATGGAAGAATATAAACACGAAGGAACGTGCAATTGGCTAGAGAGAACAGAGGCTACTGCTTGGGATGAGCCAGGTGGTTTATTCCATACGGCAGCATATTCTGCAGGAAACAATCTTCCACTTTATGATACTACATTAACAAATGGGCATGATGATATAGAAGTAGAAATAACATCAATGGTTGAGGAATGGATCGCCGGCACCAAGCCCAATTATGGTTTGGCTGTCTATTTCACCGCCAGCCAAGAAGCATATAATTCAAACTCTTCTGGTCTTAACAACTATACCTCAACAGGTCTTCTTCATAATTTGGAAGGACCAAGAGAATCATATTATACCAAAAAGTTCTTTGGAAGAGGTTCAGAGTTTTTCTTTAAAAGACCAATAATCGAAGCTAGATGGGATTCCTCTCTAAAAGACGACAGAGGAAACTTTTATTACAGCAGCTCTCTGGCAGACGGACCTTCTAATTTAAATACTTTATATTTGTACAATTATGTAAGAGGAGAACTTCAGAATATACCCGCTTTAGCAGCGGATAATTATATCTATGTACAGATTTTTTCAGGCTCAGATGATAACACTGCGCCGACCGGATCCGCTGTTAACCTTTGTCCTGTTAAGCAAGGCTCTTTGTGGACAACTGCAGAAAACAATTTAACATATGTAACTGGAGGACTTCATGAAACAGGAATATATACTGCGTCTGTGTGTTTAACCTCCTCGCCAACACCGTTGACTAAAATATTTGATGTATGGCAAACAGCGAACGGTTTACAGTTACACACTGGATCTGTACTACCAAACAGCTTAGCGTTAAATTCTGATTATCCAATTCCAAAATATTACTCAAATATAAGTAACTTAAAGCCATCTTATGACTCTAGTGAAAAGGCAAGATTTAGACTATACACTCGCGATGAAAATTGGAATCCAACAATTTATACTGTTGCAAAATCAGCTGCCGAATCGAACGTTGTAGAGAGTGCTTATTATAAAGTTTTTAGGGTTGTTGATAATTTAGAGGTTATACCATATGGTACTGGTAGCGATAATCATACAAAATTATCACACGATATATCAGGAAATTATTTTGATTTAGATATGTCGATGCTAGACTCTGACTACATGTATGGAATTAAATTTGTTTATAAAATTAATAGTGAATATAAAGAGCAGCCCGAAATATTTAAATTTAGAGTAGACTAAAAATGAGCATTCAAAAACTATTTGGTTTAGAAAAAAATACTAAAACTATATCTTCTGTAACAATGGAACAACTGGGTCAAGATGCAGAATCTGACTTATACGTTGGCGCAAAAACTGAAGACATTGCTCGATACCGCCCACCAGTCGATTATTTAGTTCCAGAAGACTTTGTTAGTTACGGGTCTGCAGAAAAATATTATACCAAGTCGTTTGATTACATAAGAAAAACATATCCTTATGATGGATCTTTATATCAAAAGCAAGCTTGGGAAAATAGTGCATCTAACTTGGATGTATATCTTCTGGAGAATAAATACCCTAAAACTACAGGTTATGCTGTTTTCAGCCCCGGTACGTGGGGGTCTGTCGACATGGAAACTACCCATTACGGTCTTTCCGATGACGTAGAATATATATCTGTAAATAGCGGTCCACGCGGCGACGAAACTATGACTGGATCCATTTCTAGTCTATACTCCGACAATGCTCTTAACGTCTATGACATCGAGAAAGACAGAGAAGACAATCTTAAGTTTGATTTAGAAGGATCGGGTGTTACGATAGAGTTTTGGCTAAAGAAGGACCAATATGCAACAGGAAAGACAGGTCGCGAGGTTATATTTGACTTGTGGAACGGGGCACCATCAGCCTCCGCGTCTGATCCTGATGATAGGAATGACCAATATGGTCGACTCCGAATTGAGTTAACTGGCTCATCTTCTGATTATGCAGGTACATTTTTGTTCACAGCTTTATCCGGAGGCTCCGGTGTGCAATATGCTGAAATCGGAGCAGCAGTTACGCAAGCTTCTGTATCTACAAATACTTGGAATCATTATGCTTTGACGTTAAAAAATAGTGGCTCGAATATTAAAGCATCTCTGTATAAAAACGGAGACTTTGTTGAAACGGTAACAACTGGATCGAATATCAATAGGGTATATCCCAGCACCGGATCAATCGCCAACATTGGAGCTTTGCGCCACTCCGTCTCAGGAGCAACCGCAGGATATGGCGGGATAGGCTATGGAAAACTTTCTGGATCTATAGATGAATTTAGATTTTGGAAAAAAGAAAGAACAGGTCTTCAAATTAGTAGATTTTGGTTTAATCAAGTAGGTGGCGGAACAAATACAGATGACAATACAACAGATCTAGGTTTATATTATAAGTTCAATGAAGGAATCACGGGAACTAGCTCAGTTGATCAAGTTGTGTTAGATTATTCAGGCCGCCTTTCTAACGGTACTTGGACGGGATATGATTCTGGCGCTAGAAGTACTGATTCTGCAATAGAAAGTTATTCATCTAATTTTAAAGAAAGCAAGGATCCTATTATTTATAAAGAGCATCCAGATTATTCAGAGGCTTACACGGAGATGCAAAACTCCGGAAGCGCATATGATGTTGTAAACTCTAAGTCTTTATACCATCATTTTCCTAATTGGATAATTTCTGAAGATGAAGCAGGATCAGAAACACTAAAAAATATAACTCAAATTATGTCGAGTTATCTAGATGAATTATCATTGCAAATAAAGTTCCTTCCTAGGTTGAATGATAACTTTTTTCTTTCCGGAAGTACTTCGAAGCCAGTTGCTTTTACTCAAAGAAAACTAATCTCTCGTGGTTTTATGACTCAAGATTTGTTTTCTAAAGCAACCATCACAGAAGCCTTAATGGATAACGACGGAGCAAGGAGTTATGAAAGCCAGATAGATACAATTAGAAATTTCATATATGATAACATTTATAACAACTTAATTGCAATATATAAGTCTAAAGGTACCGAAAAATCATTTAGACAACTTTTGCATTGCTTCGGTATCGATCAAGATATTTTTAAGATTAATCTTTATACAACTAATGATGAATATGAATTTAGAGATAATATTAAAACAGTATCTAACCGAACGAAATTATTAAACTTTAGTCCATATGCTTCTCCAACTGCAAGTTATGGATATAATGGTTCAGTATATCAAATGACTTCTTCTGATGCGAATACTGTATCATATTTAACAGGAAACTCTAACATAAATGTACCAATGACTTTTGAAGGAGAATTTTATTTCCCTAGACCAGACGACGGTCGAAGTTCTCCGTATAGAATATTTAATTCAATGACAGCTTCTTTGTATGGAATACACACAGCAAAGACTGCAGCCGGCGCCGCCGAAGAATATGATACCACTTGGCATACATCAGATGTCGCAAATTTTTCAGTTTATGCAGTTCGAAGAAGTTCTAAATCTCGCAAGTGCATGTTCATGCTTACTAGTTCTGATTCAAGTGGGATCCCGCTTTTAACAAGTAGTTATTATGATAATGTATATGACAATAACCAGTGGAACTTCGCCGTCAAAGTTCGCCCGTTATCTCCATTCGCGAATAGAATTGAGGGATCAGAAGGAATATACTTAAATTCAGCCACAGCAACAATGTTGGTTATATCTGAAAACCCAGCGCAATATCGAGATATGAAATTTACTCTTATCTCCACGGATGGCACAACCAAAACATACCATCTTCATGATGCTACTCATGATTCATATGAAACAGGAGATACAAGTCCCGATGGTAGTTCGGTTTTTGTCGATATTAAAGGGCTTAGTACTAGAGCAACAATTGCAGCACAGATAAAGGATGCAATAGAGGATTCTAATGGTCATAATGGAAAATTAACCATTGCGTTATCTACTACCACTAGTGCGAATGATACTATTACTATTACTCAGGCAGTCGCCGGGGATGCAGGAAACACATCGATTGCAGCCATAACAAATGGAAATGCATCATATCTTACTATTAATGGCGCAGCGACTGCAACTGCTTTTAGCGGCGGCACGTCAAAAGAATACGTTGTAGAATTTTATGGAGTTAGTACTGTAGGCAATACTATTCTTCACGAATTTAGCGTTAGTTCTTCGATGAGTTATACGAAGGCTGTCAACTTTATGACAAGCTCAAAGAGGCTTTATGTTGGTTCTCACTATACTAATTTTACGGCATCGACACCGATTTATCAAACAGATGTCCGCGCCTTGTCGAATAGAATCTGGCTAGATAATTTGACGAATGAAGAAATAAAACAACATGCATATGATATTGATAATTATGGAAGATATGAACCAACAAGAAATGCATATTTAACAATCACTGGCGCCCTGGGAGACATTAATATTCCTCGTTCCGAAACTTTAGCTTTGAATTGGGATTATTCATCGTTAGCTATTTCTGATGCAAATGGGTCTTTTGAAGTACCAGATGTATCCTCTGGCTCTTCCGATTTAA